CGAGTTGCAACGGCACATGGAGGAGGACATGGAGCCGCACATGCGCGAGTTCAACCGCAAGCAGCATGGCTGATGCTGCCCTTGTTAGCGCGGACCAGCTCTCCGGGTTTACCAAGCTCACGGTGGAGGAAATTCGCGACTGCGTAAAAGCCGGGCGCATTCCCAAGCCGGCCGGCGGGCGATACAATCTAAACGAGAGCATCAAGGGCGCCTTCCTGTTTCGCTTCGACCAGGTGACCAAGCCGCTCACATGGGACAAGGACAAGCTGCGCACCATCACCGGCCTCTCAGACCAGCGCCACCGGCAGTTGGCCAACGAGGGGCACTTCCCCGCGCCGATACGTGGTCATTACCAGGTCGAGGCGACGTGCGCCGGTATCATTCGATACTTCAAGGAACTGCACCAACGCCGGGACAAGACCTTGGGCCAAAAGCGCGAGCGCAAGCTGGACAATGAGAATGAGCTTTTGGAAATCGAAATCGCCGAACGCAGCGCGCAGCTCATCCCGGTTGATGAGATGGTGGCCCGGCTCACGCCGGCGATTGGCTCGATGCGCCAGCGGATTCTTGCCAGCACTTTGACCGAGGATGAGCGCGACGAACTGATTGACGACCTGGGAAGGATTTTAGATGAAGCTATCAAGCGCCCCGTTCATCGAAGCGGCCAGGAGGATTCGTCCGATTCTGACGCGGCCGCCCAGGCTCACCGTGAGCAAATGGGCGGACCGGCGCCGGTATCTGTCGCGGGAGAGTAGCAGCCAGCCGGGTAAGTTTCGGTCCAGCCTGGCGCCTTACCAGCGCGAGCCGATGGACACACCGCATGATCCAACCGTTCAGGGAACGGTTTTGATGTGGGCCAGCCAGGTCGGGAAAACCGAGATTGAAAACAACGTCGTCGGCTATTTCATCGACGTGGACCCGGCCCCGGTCCTCATGGTCCAGCCCACGCTCGAGATGGCTGAGTCCTGGAGCAAGACGCGCCTGGCCCCGATGTTGCGCGATTGCCCCTGCTTCCGGGGTAAGGTTCGGGACCCGCGGTCGAGGGATTCGGGGAATACCATTCTATCCAAGACCTTCCTGGGAGGCGACATTGCTGTTGCCGGCGCGAACGCCCCGGGCGGCCTGGCCATGCGACCGCGGCGCGTGGTGCTGATGGACGAGATTGACCGGTTCAAGGCTAGCGCCGGGACCGAGGGGGACCCCTGCCTACTCGCTGAGAAGCGAACTGAGAGCTTTTGGAACGCCGTCATTTTCAAATCCAGCTCGCCCACGGTCAAGGGTTTCTCCCGCATCGAAAAGGAGTTCGATCAGACCGACATGCGCTACTGGTTTTGCCCCTGCCCGAAGTGCAGCCAGCATCAGACCTTGAAATGGCGCCAGGTGCTGTGGGGGAAACGCAGAATAGATCACCTCGTCACGCATGGCGTTATGGCGGCCGCCGATGCCCAATCGAAGTTCGCGGTGGTTGCCTTGGACGGTTCGGACGCGGTTTATGCCTGCGAACATTGTCATTCACACCTCAGTGATGGCGAGCGAGTTAAAATGGTCCGGGCTGGCGAATGGCGCGCAACCGCTCCATTCAAAGGCAAGCGCGGGTATCATCTCAACGGAATCTATTCCCCCTTCCGCGCCAAAAAAGGTTTTAAGACGCGTCTCCATCAGATGGTTGCCCAGTTCCTGGAAGCTGATGCCGGTGGCCGTCAAACTCTTAAAGCCTGGACCAACACCTTTCTTGCCGAGACCTTCGAGGAAGCCGATTCATCAAAGCTTGAGCCGGGCCCATTGATGAGCCGCGCGGAGGATTACAGCCCGCAGTCGCTGCCGGAAGGCGTCATTATTGCACTGAGCGCAGTGGATGTGCAGAAGTCCTGGCTGCAGGTCGAGGCCATGGGCTTGGGTCTGGATGATGAGACCTGGGGCATTGAATCGAAAATCTTCCAAGGGGACCCGGAGCAGGACGACGTCTGGCAGGACCTCTCAGACTTCCTGGCGCAGAAGTTCCGGCGCGAGGACGGGATTGAAATTCCAATCACGGCGACTTCGATTGACATGCGGCACAAACCGCAGCGTGTGCGCAATTACATCAGGCGCTGCGGTTTCCCGCGCGTGTATCCAGTGTATGGCGTGGCCGCCGGAGGAAACAATCTGCTCGTGACAACCAGGTTCAACCGGCATTACGCGATGCGGACCTACGCCGTCGACGGGAAGATTGCCAAGGACACAATTTTTTCACGGATGATGGTGCCGGAGCCCGGCGCGCGCTTCATGCACTGGCCAACGGGCCAGGGTTACAACGAGGAATACTTTGCGCAGCTCACGGCGGAGGTTTTGAAAACCGATTACAAACAGTTCCGGCCCACGCAGCATTATGAAAAGACCAGGGACCGGAACGAGGCATTGGACATTCGCGTTTATCTTCTGGCCGCGATTGACATTTTGAAGCCGTCGCTCACGCGCATCGCCAAGCGATTGAGGATGGCGCCCGCAATAGGCAGCCCGGCATCCGCTCCGACCGCGCCCAAAGAATATATTCTGAAAAATCCAGCGCAGCCGGTCGCCGCCACGCCGGGAATCAATCCAGCAACTGGGCGCAGGCGCATTCGTGTTGGCACTTGGGGTCGGGGATACTGAAAAACCTCTCGGAAAATCAGCGCAGAAGGCCATTTATTTTGCAGTTTTTTCGCGGATTCTGCGTAAAGCACGTCATATCAACAGAATAAACTTGTCGTTTTTATTCTGTAAACTGTTGACAGTCAGCCAGTTGTGAATTATTCTTTACCAAAAAAAAAAACACGGCTCTGACAGGGGCCAAAAACAAAAAAACCAGAATCCGAAATGAAAACCAGTGAAAGCAAAAACCTCAGCGCGGCCCGCGCGGAGGCAATTCAATACAGCCTCAAAGGCGCTGCCACTTCTCTTTATCAGGTCGGCGCCGATTCCTTCATTATCTCATGCTGCCCAGTTGAGCGCGGCGTTCTTATCGGCACATGGCTCAATGGGAACTCAGTCCCCTCAAATCCTCTTTGCGGTGGCGACTCTGTAATTCTCCCCGGAAGCCGATATGACGTCCACGAAACAGAAAAAACCCCGGCGCAAAAGGCATGGGAAACCCGGCGCGCCAATGCCGGGCTGAAGGCTGAACCAGACAAAACCCCGAGCGCCCATCTTTTCAACGCGCGCGAGTTCAAGGTCGTATGCCTGCGGGAAGTCCCGCTTCCGGATGACTTGGCGCTTTGCCACGTTCCCAGCAAAGCCGCTGATTTCTGGAATCATATAATTGCGACCAGCCCGACGCACAAGCCGGACGTGGAATCCTTTTACATCCTCATCCTCAACACGCGCCGGAAGGTCACCGGGTATCATCTCGTTTCCAACGGCACACTCGACACCATTTTAGTTCATCCCCGCGAGGTTTTTCGCCCGGCGATTGTCGCCAACGCGGCGGCCATTATCCTGATGCACAATCACCCGAGCGGCGAGAGCAGCCCAAGCGAGGCCGATATCAAAGTGACCCGCGACCTGATTCGCGGCGGGCAGATGCTTAAAATTGAAGTGCTGGATCATGTGGTCATTGGCCGTGGGAATCACAGCAGCTTGCGCGAGCTGGGATATTTTTACTCCTAAAAACATCAACCGGGATTCTGGCGGCCCAATGCGGGCGCCAAGCCTCCGCCAGAATCCTAATCCAAAACAGAGGCAACCCGGTGACAGCCGGGGGCGCCCGCAAAACCGAAAACTAAAAACAGAATCCTATGAAAGCAAAGAAAATACCAGTGGAGTTCATGAAAAGTCCATCCGAGTTCATCCCGCGCTGCCCTGAGGACTTGCTCGGGCCGGCCGCCGCCCTGGGCATGGCCGTCATGGCACACACGATGCGCATCAAAGGGGAGCGCAACGGGCATCTCAAAGCCTGCTTCTGCGGGAAGCCAGGCACGGGTAAAACCACGCTCGCCAATCTGATTGCGGACGCGCTCTGCGTGCAACCGTTGGAGGTGGAGCGCTTGAACGGCCGGAACGTCACGATTGAGGTTGTGCGCGACTGGCAGAAAAACTCCTGCTATGGTTCGATGTTCGGCGGCTGGACGGTGAAGGTCATTAATGAGCTGGACCTGGTGCCGATGGCCGCGCAGGAATTGATGTTGAGCTATCTCGATGAATTGCGCCCGCGCTTTGCGGTTATTGCGACCAGCAACGAGAGCATGGAGACCTTGAGCGACCGCTTCATGAGCCGCTTCCAGGTCGTCAAGGTGGCCTCCCCGGAGCAGTCGGTCATCAAACAATGGCTTATGCGCAAATGGCGCGTGGCCGAAACCGCCGCGGAGTGGATCTCTATCTCGTGCTGCGGAAACGTGCGCGAGGCGCTGTTGCAGGCGTCCAGTTGGATTCAGTTCGGCGTGCTGCCAGAGCAGCGCACCGGAAAGACGGGCGAAGCCAAGGGGAAAGACTCAAGCCGGGTCGGCATCGCGCAAAAATACTGGCAGGAAGTGCGCGCTGGACTGCGGCTGGCGCCGGGGATGAACGCGGTCAAACTGGCGTGAATTATGAGCGAAGCAAAAGATACGAGTGCTCGCTGGTGCCCTTGCTGTGGCACGCAGCACGCAGTTGAAAAGGGTCACCCTTCACCGTGGCCTAAAATCACCCGCAACCAGATTGAGGCGTTTCCTGACTTGCTGGCCGCATTGATCCGGCTGGATGCCGCTGTAAGGACGCTTCAGGAAGCCTTTACAACCGCCGCGCTGGACGAAATCGCCGAGTCTCAAGACCAAGCCAGCGCCGCCATCGCCAAAGCGGAGGGAAAATCACTATGAGCAAAGCAATCACAGCAACTAAATTCATCAAGCTCGCCCAGCTATTCGGCTCGCCTGAAGTCGCGGCGTCCATCCTCAGGACGGAATGCTGGCCCGACTTCTCCAAAGTCCCAGCCGTCGCGGAGGACATGGCCGATGCGCTTGAGCCTTGCGATAAGAACGCAGTCGCCCACGCCACCCTTTACACCATCGCGCAATGGGCGCGGGAAAGGGTCAAATGAGCGAACGAACCTCCATGAACGGTAAGCCGGTCGTAAACGTGCCAGCCCTCTCGGTCGTGAATTTTGACTCCGCTTTTAAGCACAAGCTGCTTTGCGACGGGCTCACGTTCTCGACCGGGTCAGCCTGCGCCTACTCCTGCTCCTTCTGTTACGTGCCGGACTTGATGCGCAAGAATCCGCACGCGTCCAACCTGGCGCAGCCCTTCGAGCAAACGGTCATCCGGCGCGAGGGAGCCATCAGGGCCATGGTGAAGCAACTAAAATCCGCTAAGGGCCGCTCCCTGGCGCAGCAAAAGCTGGTCATTTATGCCAGCCCGCTCGTGGATGTGGCGGCCAACATGGAACTGGTCAGCGAGACCGTTGAGGCTTGCCGGGAGATTCTGGACTACACGGCCTGGGACATTCGGCTACTCTCAAAGTCCAACCTGCTGCCCAAGGTCGCGGAGCAGCTCATCCCTCGCTGGAAGAGCCGCGTAATCTTCGGCGTCTCGACTGGCACCCTCGGTAACGACCTGGCCAAAGCCTTCGAGGCAGGCACGCCGCTGGTCAGCAAACGCATCGAATCCTTGCACTGGCTCCAGGACCACGGCTACCGGACCTTCGGCATGATTTGCCCATCGTTGCCGCAGTTGGACTACGCCAGCTTCGCCCAGGAGATGGCCGCAGCTATTCGCGTGGACCGCTGCGAACACGTTTGGGCTGAAGTGATTAATCTCCGGGGCGAATCCTTCAAGCGCACCCTGGCCGCCTTGAACGCTGGCGGGTTTCACCAGGAAGCGCGCATACTGGAATCGGTCACAAACGACAAAGCGGCTTGGGAAAATTACGCGCGCGCGACCTTCGAGGCGCATTGCCAGGTCATCCCACCGAGCAAGCTGCGCTTCCTGCAATACGTCACGAAAGATTCTAAAGCCTGGTGGGCCGCGCGCCAGGGGGAAGGATCTGTGCTGCTATGAAATCGCAACTGACTTTAGCTCAGGCTCAGGTGGACCAAGCGTATCAGGAATGGATTCGGCTTCACCGGCGCTCGGCTTGCGCGCGCGCTTTGCGGCGGGCCTGGCGCTGGGTTTGCTCGCTGTTGTTTTAGGCTCAATCCTCACGCCAAAGTAACGGGCTGTCCCGGGATTAAACGGGACGGCCTCTTTTGCTTCCACGATGCGCCAGCCGGCGGCCTCGGCGTGGCCTATCATTTCCAGGGTGAAATCTCCGTTCAACTTGGCTGCAATGGCGTTTTGCAGATTGAAACACTGGACGCCCAAAGTCTCCATCACCTCCTTGCACACTTTCGAGCCTAATGTCAGGTTGCCCACGGTCAAAAAGACCGTCACGGGCCCCTTCCCGTTCGCCAAAATGGCCTTCCAATGTCCCCATGGCATCCCGTAGGTATCCACGTCGATAACATCAAAGCTCCATCCAGGAATCTGCAGGACGCGCTCAGAGTCCACCTTTACGCGACCGCGCGCCGGTTTCACGTCCACGCCCCAGTATTTCAAGTGGTTTAGGCCCGTGCGCAGCCTGCGCCACAGTTCGCCGTTGCCCTGGCAGGCGTCAAAGACCGTCGCGCCGGCGGGGTGATAGCGGTCCAGGAAGTCACGCCGCAGGAGGAGCTTGAGCCCCAAGCAGCGGTTATCGGTTTTCTTGAATGAGACCGGCATTGTCGTTGTTGATGGTGTGCTGAATGTAGGCCCCGGGAAGCGCGGCCACCTGGTCAATCAGCGGTTGCAGCTCAGCCATGCGCACGGTGGGGAAGCCAATCAGAAACCAGCATCGGGCCGGGGCCGCCATAGGTTTAACCTCAACCAACTGACCCTCGGGTGAGAAGTCTATTTCCAGCCCGCTTAAGTCCAAGCTCAAGCCGGCTGCTGAGATTTCATCCTCCAGCGCCTTGGTTGTTGTGGCGTCCAGCTCGGCTAATTCTGGGATCCTATTATCAGCGAGCATATGGGCTTTTTCGTCGGCATCGCTAGCGAAGTCCTGGAAGTCCACTGGGACGGTTTTCCAGCCCTTGCGCTTGGCGACTTCAGCCGCGCCGTGGCCGGTGACGATGAAGCCGCTCTGGTTGCTCACCACTACAGCGCGACGCCAGCCCTGGTGTTCGATAACCTTGGCATAAAGGTCGAGCTGGGAGTCGGGATGGGTGTTGGGGTTGCGTGGATTGGGTTTCACTTCCGCGAGTGGAACTAGGCGCGTGAAGGCGCAGTGGATGGGGATTTCAGGTTTGCGTTTCACTTCCTCACCTCCGGGCGTGCGGCCAATTTCAAGTTTTGCAGTTCAACCTTCTTTTCGTGGAGATATGTAAAAATGGTGCTTTTAGCTTCAGGCGTCTTGGGCTGCAATGTTTCAGCGGTTTGGATGTGGCGCTCAATCTTCCTGATTTTGATCGCCAGTTTCACTTCCTCACCTCCGGTTGTGCGGCCCTCTCATAAAAATAGAGCATGTAATAAGTGCACTTTTTAAAGTTACACGTCCACACAGGTAGCGGTCCAGATGGCATGTTTCTAATTCTAACAAACTCGGCTTTTTGGCCGCACTTCGGGCAGTTCACTTCCTCACCTCCGGTGGTGCGGCTAAGAGGCGTGCGCGTATAGCATTTAGAAGCTGTTCGATGTCTCTGCAAGTATATGGCGGATTGCTAATGACTTTAGTTGGCCCTGACAGCAATGGGTCTAGCCAGTTTGAAGGTATTTCCTTAGCGGCCCGCAATCGGCTAATGGTAATCTTATTTTTGCTGAGTTTCACTTCCTCACCTCCGGTTGTGCGGCCTCTTGCGCGCTGAACTTCTTCATCTCCTCGCCGACCTCCGCCAGGTCCACGCGCAGTTGCAGACTCGCCACAATGCCGTCCATGCACTCGCTGCGCTCGGCGGCGGCCTCGGCGGTCATCTCATCGTTGGCCACGCGCTTCAAGTCGCCGCGGACTATGGCGCCACGCAGGTTTTGGGCGAAGGTTAGAAGGTCGGAGAGGGATTTCATGCGCCTAGTTTGAACATCGGCATTTCGGCTTGAGCCCGGCGCAGCCACTGAATGGCTTGGGTAAAATAGCTGCGCTTCAATTCAGAGCCAACGAAGCATCGGCCCATTTCAACCGCACAGAATCCCTCAGACCCAATGCCGGCGAACGGAGAGTAAACCATGTCGCCAGGGTTGCTCCACAATCGCAGGGCGCGCCGGATTACGTCCAGTTGCAGCGGCGCAATGTGGCGCTCGTCATTCACCTCTCGCGCGCCTTCATTGTTCAGCACGTTGGTCTGGTTAACATCCATCCACACGGGAGATGCGTCCTTCTGCCACTGGTCTAATGGGTATTCATCTGGGGTGTGCTCGACCGGCTCTGGGTTCTCTCCGGGCTTGCGAAATATAATCAGGTAGTCAGGGTTGCCGACACGCGAGCGGGTGGAGTCTTTGCGCAACTGTTTGTAGAGCAGGCCCAGCGCCTTAGTGCGCTGCATCTCAACGACCGGATCTTTCCAGATGGTGACGCGGGAGTGATAAATCCAGCCGCATTCCTGGTGCGCGGCAATCACCATGCCGGTGAGGTCTTTTAAGCCGATAACTCCATCCTTCCAGAGTTGCGCGGTGATGTCGGCGCAATGGACAGCCGCAATGCGGCCCGGCTTGGTCATGCGGAAGTGCTCCTTTAATAAATAGCGATACTGGTCGATAAAATCATCATCCGTTGCGCAGTTGCCCATGTCTTGCGGGTCGGACGAATAGACGTAAAGGGCCGCAAAGGGAGGCGAGTAGATGGAGAAATCCACCGACTCATCAGGTAGGGTTTGTGCGACGCGAACACAGTCCCCGTGATAAACGGTCCAGCTTTCGCCCTGTTCTTTTTCGATTCCAGTTTTCATCGTGCTATGGCTTTTTTGATTCATATTGAGGGATTTTGCGGCAAGTTTCATTTCTTCGCGCATTCGGTCGTGGCGCTCGATTTTCTCCAGGATGGCTTTTTTGATAGGACCTTCAGTCTGGGCTTGAATGACCGTTGCGGTAAATGGCCGGCTCTGTCCGAAGCGATAGCCGCGGCGTATAGCTTGGTAGAACTCCTCGAAACTGTAGCTCAGGCCAACAAAGACATGCCGGTTGCAATGCTGCCAATTAAGCCCATGGCCCGCGATCCCAGGTTTGGTGATAATGACGCGCGCTGAACCAAAGGTGAAGGCCCTCAGCTTTTCCTCTTTTGCCTCAGGCGAATCAGAACCGCGAACCTCAAGCGCCTCAGGCAGGAGTTTTACCAGTTCATCGGCCTCATAGTTGGTATTACACCAGACGACTACCGGGCCGGCTGCGGCGCTCACAATCTCTGCAGCTTTCGAGGCTCGCACCGAGCACGTCAGCCGCATCTCTTTATGCATGGATGCGCTGGACATGGACGGGGCCCGAAACAATTCGTTGCCGGTATCATCAGCCTCATCCACGCGCACCTCGACGGTCTCGATGTTTAGGGGCGGGAGATTAAATCCATCATCAGGATAGCCTAAGTCTGATGGCTTTGATACGCACGCGGCCCAGGTCGCCACCCAGCGCCAAAACTCTTTTTGCGCGTGCTTCTTTAACCGCCAGTCAGACGTGTTTGCTGAATCATGAACGAAGTAGGTTGTAAGCATGTCCCGGCGAGTGCCGTATCCAAGAAATTCGGCGTGCATGCCAAACTCCTCGTAATCATTCGGCGCCGGGGTTGCAGTGCAGGCTAAGCGGTAGGGTGTTCGAGAAAACAGGTAGTGGGCTACTTTCAACATAGTTTGACAAAATGCTCATTTTCTTGTTGCAATACCTAACAGGTAGGTATATCGTTGAACCATGAAAGAAAACTTTATGAAACACTGGTCCAACCTCAGAGAAAAACAGACTGTTGCCACGACTGCGATTAATGCCCGCGTCTCGATTGTCAGTCGCGAGTGGTTGTCTGGCCGTCAACTTGAATCCACCAAAGACGTTTTTGTCGATGGGCATTGCTACACTCCTGCTGTAAGCGACGCTTGGATTCTTGGGGCCTTGCCGACAATTCTTGCGCTTGTTGAAAAGAGAACCGGAGAGGTTCATGTGGGGATGGGTGTTTGGGTTGTTCGCGGTTCTGGGGCGGGGAGCGTGATATGAACTCAGGTAAGCTTGAGGCAATTCACCTTGTTGCGCTCGCAATAGATGCCGAGAAAAAGCGGCGTAATGGTTCTCCGGATTATCAAAAGGCCAAATCATTATCAGATGAGGCGGTCAGTCTTTGGCGGCAGCAATTTTGGGCTAAGCAAATCTGTCCTCATTGTGGGAAAGAGATATGAGTGATTACGATTTTTCAGGAGCCTTCAAAGCCCTCGTTTTTCTCCTGATTGTGCTCGCCTGTTTTCTGCCGCTTGGGGTTTGGAAGGCCGTAGAGATAATTATTTGGTGTTTGCATCACATTCACCTTTCTTAAAAAGAATGAACCGCCTCTCTAACGAAGACCGCTGCCGGGTGCTGGCTTGCCTTGTCGAAGGCAACAGCATCCGGTCCACTGTCCGTATAACCGGCATTTGCAAGCGCACGGTCTCGCGGCTCTTGGTTGAGTTTGGCGAGGCGTGCGAGCGCTTCGCCGACAAGGTAATGACCGGCCTTACGTGCGAGCATATCCAGTGCGACGAGATTTGGAGCTTTGTCGGCTGCAAGGCGAAGAACGTCAAAAGCGATAGCGAGGATGGATGGGGTGATGCCTGGACCTGGATTGCGATTGACCAGAAAACGAAATTGATTCCGGCTTGGTTCGTTGGCGACCGCACCGCAGAGAGCGCTTACAAATTCATGCGCAATCTTGAACGACGGCTTGCCAACCGCGTGCAACTCTCGACCGATGGACATCACGCATACCTTGTCGCGGTCAAGGCCGCGTTCCTCGCTCGCACGATTGACTACGGAATGCTCGTCAAAATTTACGGCGACGGGGAGCAGGGGAAATACAGTCCGAACGCTTTGACTGGGATTCGACGCGAGACAATCCTTGGCCTGCCCAATGAAGCGACGATTTGCACCAGTCACGCAGAGCGGAACAATCTCACGGTGCGTATGCAAATGCGCCGGTTCACGCGCCTGACAAATGGATTCAGCAAGAAGCTGGAAAACCACCGCCTCGCTTGCGCGGTGCATTTCGTCCACTACAACTTTGCGCGGATTCACCAAACGCTGCGCGTGACGCCCGCGATGGCCGCAGGTCTCACGGACCACGTTTGGGAACTGGCCGAACTTATTTCGCTTTTGGAAATTGAAGAACGGAGGCTTGCTGCGTGAGCGCTTCGGCCTGTTTGACCACGCCATGCGCGATGACGTTTGGGTCTGTCGGCTTGCGCTTGCCACGCTTCCGGCCTTTTGGCCAGCCGCCGAGCTTAGCGTTACGCTTGGCCGCTCGCGCCTTGCGCTTTGACGTTGTTCTCCCGAGCAAGGAGCCGATGTTAATCTCGTTACCACAATGCGGGCATTTCATGCCCAAACTTTACCCATCTGTTAGCTATTTGCATGAACAATTTCAAAGTAGCCCACTACCAGAAAACACCTCACAAAGATGCTGGCTCGTGCTGCCGGAAACATCCTTGAGTATACTGCTCTCGTCGAGCATGACCCCAGCTAGTTCGGTGATGATATTCTCGAACAGGTGCAGCCGCTCGTAGTTTGTGTAATTTATCGCGGAGGGATCGAAGTCATCCAGCCCACGGCACTTCTTGACCCGGTATCCAAACTTGGAGCCTTCAGAAACCATCTGGTCTGCCACAGCCAGGGGACACAATCCCAGCACAGGGCGGCTGGAATAGGCCTGAACCTGTGATGCCCACTCAAGCTGCTGTGGTCCTTTACCGAGCCCGCAGTCCTCAAACAAGGCGGCCCGGCCGAGCTTAAGCGCCCACCTGACTAGCTTCTGTTGCCAGTCAAAAAGCTTGCTGTTAATCGCCAGCCTTGGCTCAAAGCCAGCGCTGTGCTCGTGTGGTATTTTTGCTGATACAAATTGTTCGTAGGTCATAATTCCTTAAATGCCGCGTAGGCGGCTAAGACCAGGTAGATGCCACCGATGACAATCATCCCCGGCTTCTGCGGAAACCAAAACGACGCAACTAACCAGAGTTGTGATATCATAAGCAGCGAGTCGCTCTTCTTCATTTTCCCTCCCATTCGTAGGTCGCTTTGACGTGCACGACGCGGGCGGGTTTGAATCCGTGCTCACAAAACCCGTTTTTTATTTTCACCGCGTCTTTGTGCCAGTAAAACAGAATCGGTCCGGCGCCAGTTCCCCCGATCGCTAAAAATGGCTCACCACTCACCTGGGAGATAATCTCGATGGCGTAGAACAGTTCGACTTTGCAACAGGCTTGGCTCATTCATCCCTCCATTTCCCAATCATTCTCAGCAAAGCCTCTGCGCGTTGGTTGGCGGTGGCTGTATATGCTCCACCGTATCCCGCAACCTTTTTAAGGAGCATTCTATAAATTAATGCGTCCGTTGCTTCTCCTAGATCACAATGTGTTTTTAGCTTTTTTTCAGCCTCATGCATGGCGTTGAGGTCGTGGAGGTAATCGGGTAACAGTTGCTTGAATGGAGTGTGTTCATCCTCTGTAAAATGGTCACATTTAACAAACGGTTGCTCCTCGGGGGCATTTTTTTGCGACAGTCTAATTCTGAACCATTCATGATTTCCATACCTCAAGTATTTCCCTTTCCCGTAGCAGCGTTTACACTCAACACCACACCACTCCGCTATCGCTATGCGTTGTTCTTGTTCGCTCACAGTTTCAACTCCATTTCTCTGGCGGGTTTGGGTTTGGGTATAGGCTCGCCCAGCGGTGTGACAGTGATGGTGCAGCCGGGCTTCTCGTCATAAACCTTTTCGAGGTGCTCAATCACGATTTGGGAATCGTCACGCCACACGACGCCGGTTAGCGCATCCTCTGCGGCCCTGGCCAGCTTGAGCGCGTCAGGTCGAACAGTCGGACGCATTGGCGCGTTTGGCTTGAGTTCCCCAGAGGCGCGATAGTGCCCTTTGATGCGCGGCATTCTAAAAACAAAAGTGACCGCCAGAGGACCTTCGAATAGCGGTCTCTCGAATGATTGCCCCCTCATTGCGACCTGGCCCTCTTGTGCTACGCGGTTTTTCCAGTCACGACTATTCGGATTATCGTCGGTGATAATCACACGACCATTGAACCGCTGCCTGCCGTTTGGGCCGGTGACAGCTAAAGGTTGTCCCGCGCGTGGAATTACAAAACTGCGCTTGCTGCCGGCGGTTTGGGGGATGCCGATGACCTCTATGATTAGTGTTCCCATGATGTAACGATTCTGCAAAGAATCCGTTCATGCTTTTTAAACCAAACAGGACCAATAACGCGCAGTAAAGTGCCTGGTTTATTTATCCTGAAGGCCTGCAACTTCTTTTTACTCCGCTCATCCATCCAACCCTTAACCTCCCGATATTCAGCCGCGCCAGTGTTTGGTGTTACCCTGAAATCGGGGAGGTAACTAAGCGGACCAAAAATAAATGTCTCAGGCTCGTGCTCCCATTTTTGAATCAACCCCTTTTCCCTTAGCGCCTCCAGATAAAGCGCGTAATTAAACTCCCATCTGCTTCTGAAAAATAATCTCTGCCCAGAAACCTCACGCCAACCAGACTTCCATGAGGTATTCATCCGTGGCGGTGCCAACGTGCCAAACTTGGCAAGCCGAGACTTGAGAATCTTTTCTGACCTTTGGGCGCGCTTCAACTCCGACATTTGAGACCAAGCTTGCTTGGACTTTTTGGATATTTTAGACCTTGTCAGCGCGCCATGTTTTATCCCCAAAGCTCCCCGCGGGTGGCCATTTTCTTCAATCCACTTCCTGACTCTATCCCCAACTTTCCTGTTGAATTCTTGAGACCTTGGCCTCCAGGAATTAGTGAACCCGAGCTTACCGGCAAACCGACACACGAACTGCTTGGTCCTTCCAAGTCTTGCAGCCAACTCATCGAGCCTCCCATCGCCGCGTCCGAAGCCGTCGGAATAAAGGTCGATAATTGCAAACTTATCCGCACGAGACAACAGATGCATCGGCGTGTTCGCGCCAATCCGCCTTAATCTTTCATGGACCGTTTGACCGCAAAGCCCGAACTCTGCGGCGGTTTTCCAAACAGAGCGAGTCCGCTGGTAAGACTCAATTAAAGCGCTTTCACTGATGCTGGACTTCGTATGTTTCACGGCTTCTGCCTCCAAAAATGCATGTAGGCCGCGTGGTCTTTGCTGAGCCCGTTCAAGTCGCGCTTCTTGCGGGGTTGCTCTGGGTTGCGCTTGCGCCACGCACGGACGTAGGCTCTGCGCTTCTCCTTGCGCTGCTGCTGGCGCAGTTCGTTTGGAAATAGCGCGAAGCCAGACCAGGTCGGAGTGGGTTTGGTAGGTTGAATTTTCATTTCCTCAGCGCATAGTCTGTCACCTCGACATCCACCACCTCGCTCCCATCGCGCACCATGCGGCTTGCAACACGGGTATCGATGTCGGTTTGAATTTGCTCCAGTGACTTGTTGCTGGTGATGATGGTCCATTTGCCAACGCGCTTTGACAGGACGCGCGCCAAGCAGTCTCGGACGTGGCCACTTGGGTCCCTATCGGCTCCTATCTCGTCGAACACGACTAACCGGTCTTGCCCAAGGTCGTCTAGTAATCCATAGCCCTGGTTTCCAAGAAGGTTCCCGGCCATGTTGGGCCAGAAGCAAAACTGGCCTGGGTATTCGATTTCTCCAGTGTCCTCGTGGACTTTGGATTGGAAGAAAATTGAGCGCTTATACCAGCGCCAAATCTTCTTCGCCAGAAAGGTCTTACCGGCGCCGCTGGTGCCAAGAAGTGACAGCCAGTAAGGCTTTTTCTTCGCCTTTATAGCCCTGATGAATCGCGCTGAAGCATTCACCATAGCCTCCAGGCTGTCACGGTCATCTCCAGAGTTTAAGTCGAACTCAAGGAACTTTGCCCACTCCAGAGTATTGACCAATTCGCTTTGCGTTGGCGGTGCCAGCGTTTCGGTCAGCACCCGACCTGCAACTTGCGATATTTTTTTTATCTGTTCGTCCATGTTGTCTGTCGCTTTGAACTTGTCTCTCTATCGCCGCGCGCCAGTCTGCCACAGGCCTTTTACCCCACATCCAACCCCCAGCACCTAACGCCAGGAAGGCCCCCTTGGCTTCCAATTCGGAGTAGTCCGAACCTCCCTTATTTGACTGAACCAGCCATTTTTTAACCATTTCCCACGTCGGTTTACCATTCGCGCACCCCGCGGTAGGTAGGTTGGTTAAGGTAGGTAGGTTAGGTACATTCACACCTTGTTCGGTTACTGTTCGCGTCCTGTTCGCTTCGCCATAAACCCGGTCGTGCTTTGACCAAATCTCGCCGAGGCGCGCCTTACCTGTTTCGCTGGATGAGTACTTTCTTGTCAGGAATAGGCCCGCATAGTCTACCCAATCGTGGATGACCTTTCCATCAAGCCAGCCGTGCTCTTGAAGCAGCCGGACATACTGCGGGGCGTTGCCAGGGAAGTCGCTCATTTCGGCGATGAAGTCGTCGGACCAATCCGAGAGATCACCGTCTTCGCGTTGCTCCATGGCAGCGTGCCAGAGTGCGTGCAGGTGCCCCATTGCGTAGCTGGGTCGAATACGAAGGTCACGCGCGAAGTCTCTTAGCTTGCGGTGCCTAATCAGGACAGTATGGCTCTCAATCCAGGCCATTTTGAAACCTAAAGGCCTGAGAGTTAATCGTTTTGGGTTGGGCATCCTCCTTCCCGACATGGTTCACCGTCCATCCGCGAGTTTGTGGTGTTCATATTATTTCGTGGTGTTACCGAATTACGTTCTGCAAAAGTGATCAGTGGGCCCTAAACTTCGATCGCCGACATTCTCCGCCCCGCGACAACGCCAGCCCTGATTTCCTTCTCCGCTTTCACGCCCGAGACCTTTATCCCGGCGTTGAGCAGCGTCTTAATCTCGCCAATCATCGGTTCGATTTTGACGCAGGTGGGGTGTGCTCGGGCTAAAAGCCAGATGTCAGTGACGGTGACGTTCCATTCCTCGCGCACACGCTGCCCGGTGGCGCGGACTGGGGCGATGGGTTCCGCTGGCGCTTCCGCCGCGGCGCGATTGTTGAATTTCTCAGCGATGGCATCGAATTGTTCATGAGTCTCTGCCTTCTGCAGCTCCTTGGCCTTTTCGCGCTCCAAGGCCAAGAGCCGGTCATTCTCGGCCTGCTGCGCGGCCCGGACGCGGGCCTGTTCTAAGGCCTGGAAGTTTCCCACAAGGATAGCGATGCGGATCTGTTCCTCCTTCAATTCCTTACAGAAGGCTCGCGCAGTCTCATCAATGCGCCGTCCAAACAGCAGAACTGGGTGCTTGCAGGCCTCGCGCGCCTTCTCAGCCAGGCCCAGGAGTTCAGCTATCTGGCGCTGGGCGTTTACGGCCGCTTCCTGCGTCTCAGCCGAATTGACCTTACCGATGAGAGCCGCGGCCTCGAGCGCGGTGGACTTGAGCGCGACTGCGGTCTCGGTGAAGTCGGCTTTTAAGGCTGCGTCATCCCGCCTAATCAAAGCTTGGGCGCTCATGATCCCTTCGCCTCCTTTAAGCCTTTCAACAACCCAGCCCGCGCCCGCAGGAGCCTGCGGCAAACATCAGTTGGGACAGCCTCAAATCCAGGCATAGACGAGGCATCAGGAATGTTCCCAGACCCTTCACCCCACTTAGCCAGGTGCTCAAAGGTGAAGCCGGATTCCAAAACCAGCTTGCTTAGTTCATCTTGGAGTTTGGATTCTGGTGCTGTTTCGGCCTTCGCCTTCTGTGGTGCCAGGTCGCTATCGTCGCCTGGGTCGGTGAATTGTTCCTTCTCGGCTTGGCCCCGGTCTTGGGTTTGCGTTGCGCTCGCCGTCGCTGGCGTCGTTTCAACCAAGCCCTTCGGGTCAAAGCCGCCTGAGTTCCCATTCGAGGAAATCTCAGAGACAAAGTGATCCGCGCGTTCGTCCCGCTCTCCCTCAATATAGAGCCCGCCGACCAGAGTTGGGAAGGTGCTGCGCAGCGCGTCAGCTTCGGCTGTTTTTACTATTTGCTCACTGGCCTTATTGCCACTCCAAAACTGAGAATCATATTTTGGTTTTCGCTGCGCGATTGCAAGGCGCCGGTAGGTTGGTCTCCGTCCCTTGCGGTAAACTCTCGCCCATCCGCCAACAACCTTTTCATCCTCAAGATGAAAATCACCTTCGCGTTCGGACACCTTGCCAGCCTCATCCAGTAGGATGATCCCGCTGTCCATGCCCTCAAAATCTGCACTAGCTTCGGCGCGCTTCAGCAAGGCTTGATGGGCCGTGATCAGCGAGAACGTCGGGACGATGTTTCCATTTTGGTCGCGCGAGTCGTATCCGACAAGATAGGCGTCGCCCGCGAATGGGTTCAGCCGCTGCGACTGGCAAAGCATGACAAACTTAAGGGCGTCGCGCTCGGAACAGGTGCGCCCAGTTTTAGTGCGGACAGCGATTACGTTCTGGACGATCTTAATCGACAGCCGGATCTCGTCAGCAGCGCCGAAGGGTTTGAAAACGATTGGTTTTTCCGATGTGTCATTTTTTTGAACTGATTGGGTTGGACTCATTTGCTTTCCTTTCTTTCGTTTTGGGTTTGAACTTTGTTATGCGGCCTCACGCCAGCGACACAGTGCCGCCGTTCTTTTTGGCGAGCGCCTCAGCCACTTCCAGTTTGGTGTATTCCATGGCCTCGGTGCGCTGAAGGGTCCAAAAGTGGTTGTGCCCTTCGTGCCGCAGAAACTTGGCTGTGGCACCGTCGCGTTTGATGATGATGAATCGGCTTTCAGTTTGGGTGCTCATAATAAAAAAGGGCTGCGCGCCGTTGCGGTTGAGAAGCGTTTGATTTACGGATTTATGATGTTGGAGAACCCGCAGTGGAGTCGGCGCGCAAAATTGTTTCAGCTTCACTTTGCTTTCGTTTCAGAAACTCCTGATAATCTTGGGCATCCCGTTCCGTAAAAAACCACCCGATGTCCTTGCCGCCAAGGTCCCAAGTTTCAACCACGGCGAACTTGGGCAAGGGTTGAACTGAAACACTGCGAATAACGAACATAGATGGGTTTATTTGGCCGACTTGAGCGAGCGCTGCATCTGGTGCTCCAGGTCTTTGACGGCGGCCTTGAAAACTTTGGTTGGAATTGGTCCAGTCGTCTCGCCATTAGTTTCAATGGTGACTGTGGCGTCATCCATCCCTTTCAAGTTGGGCTGGCTCGGGTCGGGTATCTGCTGGGTGTTGCTGACCTTGTGGCGCACAGACCAGCCAAGGGCTGTCTCCATGGTATCGGCGTCCAGGTCGAGCGTGATGGTGAAGCCCAGCCGAAACTTAGGCTTAGCCTCCTGGTCTATGGCCTCCTGCTCGGCGGCATTCCAGGCGTCTAAAATGTCCTCTTCTTTTTCGCGGATGAAGCCTGCCAGGTCAGTGCAAGCGGTTGCTGTAATGGCTGTTAGTTTTTCATTCATATAAGGTTCGGCGGTTCAGGGTAATGCGCCCAAAATTTGACGGGCGTCTCGCACGGTTCGGCACTCAGAAAGCGCCAGCAATCACCGTCATAAAAGCCGGGCTCGACTTGATGATTACCCAGGGCCATCAACACCGGCATATCAGCGTCAGGCAGTGCGCTATCAATACTTATCCAGTGCGCCCAGCGGACGATTGCGCGGCTTTGGTCTTTTGTGGGGACTGCGCTCATGACATTTTCTGTAGCTGCGGCGATACCGAGAGCCATCGGCCCAAGCCAGTTCGGTCAAATGAATGGCGGGTCCCATCTTGCCCGGAGCCAGCATTCAAGCACTCCAATGCCGGCGGCTCAGGTGCGGAGCCTTCGGGTCTCTGGGTTCCCGCCAAATTGGACCCGGGAGAAGGATTTGAACCTTCGACCTCCAGCTTATGAGGCTGGCGAGCTGCCATCTGCTCCATCCCGGAAAATCGTTTTCGCGGCCTGCCAATCCACGCGGCCAGCAAGACCAGCCAAGCCCACCAGGCGCAGAGAAATAAAACCACCTTCATGCGGCCTCCTTTGAGGCTGGTATCGGTGGAAGCTCTTCGATGACGCAGCCGTTCTCATCCACCCAGGTCCGCAGGCCGTCCACGAGGAATAAAAACCAACCCATCGGATTCGGGTTGCCTGCAACCTCTTGAATGCGCGCCTTCGGAAACATCTCGCGCAGAATGTTTTGGGCCTCGCGCGAATTCATAGCGGATCTCCTTTCACCGGCCAGACAAGTCCAGCAGCCATAGCCAGATCCCGGCGTCCCTTACTCAAACGCTGCATGGATGGCATCAGGTAAGGGTCTACGGGAGTGCCTAATCGTTTATGAGCGTTCAACTCTCGCACCATTTCCGCGTAATCCTTCTGCACTTCTGTGAGGAGCCTGTATGCCTCGCCTGGGGTCATAAGCCCCTCCCTTTGTTGGCCATCCGCGCCGCCATCAGCGCGCGACAAGTCGCCCGAGCCTTGGCTAGCTCGCAGTTTAGGACCGCCTGCCGGATGCGTTCAATAGCCGCCTCGCGGTTGGTTTCTTCCAGGCTAAGCCGTCGCGCTGTCCGCAGCCGCGGCCAGACGTTGAAGGTGTAGAGGCTCATTTTTATCGTTCTCTCGTTTCAACCCAACGCTCCAAGCTGGCCCGCCGAAAGCGCCAAGTCCGACCATTGAGCCGCACGCAGGGAATCACCCGAGCGTTAACCAGGCCGCGCAGGGCACCCAGCGAGAGGCGTAGAAAACGCGCGGCCTCCCGGGTGGTCATGATGGATTGCGCGTGCGTCATGGGGTTCTTAAGCCGCTTTCAGGTCTTTACCGTGCAGATAAACCGCCTCCTCGATGATGCGGGTCTGGGTTTTTTGGGTTTGGTTGCGAAGCCTGCGGAGCAATTTTACCGTATCATCGCTCAACCTCATCGCGACCATTGTTTTACGTTTCCTACCGGAAAGTTTCATTTATTGTCCGTAGTATAGCCGACGGCTATACCATAGCAACAGAAAAATAACAAAATCTTGCATATGGCTATACAAAGAGCTATTGTGCCTCGGTAAACGCGGACTACACTTTGTGAAGAAAGTTTTTGACTCCGACCGGAAATCTGGCACCGCACGCAAAAAATCCGCTCAAAAAAACTATCGTTTGTCGCCGGGCGCAATCGAGCTCATTGAAACCGCAGCGGAAAGGACCGGGTTTACCAACACGGAGGTGGTTGAGGCCTCGGTGGCGCTATATGCGGCCTCGCGTCTACCGGCACTTGCTGACAACGCTAGGGCCGCACTCGTCAACGTCGTCCGGTGAGCACCGCAAAACAAGCGAGTTGAGCGACAAAGAAATCGCGCAAATGCTTCCAGATACCATCTCTGAAGAGGACGTCAAAAAGGAAAGACAGCGTCTCGCCAAAGGGAAGACTTAATCAAAAAGCTTTCCCTTTAAATTTCTAGCACCATCCACGCACATGCTGAAACCTAATCAGCATGGTAGAAAAAATTGTAGCAGTCACGCCGCGGTTCATCCGGTACCCGCGCGTCGGCACCCGCGACCCAGTTTGCGGCCTTAGCCGCGCTCAACTTCATCTCCTGGTCAAGAGCGGCCGGGTGCGGAGCTTCAGCCTTAAATCCCCAGGCAAGGCGCGCGGCGTCCGACTAATCGACACGGCGAGTTTAATTGCCGCCATTGAAGCGACTGCGGCCTAAAAAGCAAAAGAGCCGGCTTTCTTGGACTGAGCCGACCGCCAGCACTCGGCCAGCATGGAGCGGTCGGAGGCCGGGATAACCGACCAGAGCGCGCCGGAGTCTTTGATTTCCTGCCGGATGGTTGCGGCGAAGGTCTCAGCCACCTTGCGGCTGGGAAAGAAGCGCCGGTGCGTTTGCCCCAGCGCCCGCCAGGTGACGCGCCAGCGCTCCCGGCCATGGTTTTGAACCAGGGAAACCCGCATGATTTACGCTGCAATCCGCTGCACATTTTTTAGACTACAACCTGTCACAAGTCGTGACAACTACTAACAACTAAAAACAAGTAAGGAGGTGGGTTTCAATCCATGCCCGCCGCGCTGGAATGCGCTTTCCACCGCGCCCGCAGCGCCGTTGGCACGGTCTTAGCGAAAGGGCCAAGGGTAGGTTCCTTGCCTACTGGTTTTCACGATTTTCCTAGGGAATACGCAAGCTTTTCAGTCCGCTGCACATCCGCTGCACATTTCCCGCTAATCGCTGAGCAGCCAGGGCACCTTGGTTTGCCCGCCAAGCTTTTCGTTGGCCTGGATCTGCAGCTTGGCCAGTTCGATGAGCGAGCTGGTGCATTGGCACAGGGCGTTTACCTGGAGGACATCGGCGCTGCCGGCCGCCGCGGCGCTCGCGGCATCCAGCAGGGCTTGCGCCAGGTCGCCGGTGCTTTTCAGCTTATGGGCAGCCGGTGCCGATTGGCCATTGCCGTTGGGTTGGGTTCGTGGGTTCATTGTTTTTTCTCCGGGTTTGACCATGCCATGCTCGATTGCGAAGCGGACCAGCTCGTGACTCCCCAGACCAAGGGAAGCGGTTAACGACTTGGGGTTATCGGTGCCCGAGATATGGAATTCAACCGTCTTTTGACTGATGCCAAGCTCATCCCCAATGGCCTTGCGCGTCATGCCCAGCCCGAGCATTCGCAGAATCTGGGTTTGTCGCTCGGTTAAGCCGTGTGCTTCCATAAGGCTCGTTTTGCCATCAGTTCGGCGCGCTTCAATCGCAGCAGCCACGCGGGGCAGCGGTCAGCCTTCAACCCCAGCCGGATTTGGATATACCAATCCGGAAGCCGCGACACGTCGCGCCGGCGCCGGACGGCATCGGGCTTGGAGCTGGGCTTCATTCGCTTGCGTCTGTGCTTTTTGCGCCTGCAGGCCGGGCACTTGAATTCCCAATGTCCCCAGGCCTTGTGCCAGTGCGGTAGCCGCTGGCCGCCGCACTCGGGACAGATGGAACGCGCGGTCAGAAAAGGCTCTTGATGATGAGGATAGCCGACTGCTCCAACGCGTCCGCCGCGTCCTGTTTATTGTGGTAGCTCTCACTGGTCTCGACGAGGATCCGGTTGTTGGCCGCGATGGTCTTGGCGCGCCAGAGCCCGTCCTTGTCCCGGTAGAATTTCACTTTGCCTTTTTTCATAAATCAATCGTGGCCGGCGCGCTCGGAGTGGTCTAATGGGAAGCGCTCAGCGGCTTTGGCCAGCATGAATCGCATGGTGTGAATGAGGCCTAGGTCGTTGTCAATGCGCACGTAATCGAAGTGGACCATTTTTTCCTCGCAGTCATCGCCCACCTCGTCAATTTCCAGGCGCAGGAATTTCATGGCGCAGCCGGGTCCATTTTGGTCATCGTCGCCTCCACGCAGTCATACATGTTTCGGATAAAGCGCGTCAGTAGACTTCGGAACGGAATAATGGTTCTGATCCGAAGATGGGCGTTATGGGAGAGGCATGTGAGTCTAGTTTTAGCTTTGAAATTCATCCTGGTATAAGGTGGTCCTTCCGGAGTGAAATAATGAAACGTTTGCGGCAGGAAGAGATGCTTATGCTGCGGGTCGTAAACAGCTCCCTCTGTATGGGCATAAGGGACAATGATAAATGCCGAGCATCCAGGTTTGAGCACCCGCTGGATTTGTTTCATGGTGGCCACCACGTCGTCCAGGTGCTCAAGCACATTGTCCATTAGGATGTAGTCGACAGAGGAGTCCTCCCATGGCCAACAGGTATTTAGGTCCAAGTGAGCATCAGCAATGACCGTCGGACATGCATCCACATTGATCCAGCCGTGAAGATATTTCTCACCCGAACCCAGGTTAAGCTTTCGCGGTATCATTTGAGGTCTGGGTCAACGCCATCGCTTCGCAGTATGGCATAAACGAACATCACGATTGCGGTCACAAAAACAACTCCACAGAGAAATCCCAGTATAAAACTCATTTGCGATTCTCCCGAAACGCGCGCCACCCCAAAAGCCTAACTCCATCGTATAAGGTTCCACGTGGAACTTCCTCGACTCCCAGCGCAATCATGCAGTCCATAAACAGAAAGTCGCTTTCGTCCTTGGAGAGCATCGCCGGGGCCCAGCCGCCGTCCTGGAGCTGGCGCTGAAGGGAGCCGCGGTAGGCCGAGTCATGGACCAATGCCGCTAACCACCAGGGGCCAAACGGTGGAAGCGTCGGCCATAGTTCACAGGGCGTAGATGCGCCATCAGTGAACGCACCCACCGGAACGCGGAAGCGCGCGCCATCGTCGCGCTGGACGATGACGGCCTCCTGCAGCTCGAAGTTGCGGCCGTCTCCGGTGCGAACCAGTGGACTGTTGTTGGATGCGAATACAACCATTTCAGTTTTGAGTAATGGTGAGTCCACCAGGGGGCCAGGGGGCATTCAAGGGATAATCTATGACAGCCGCGAGCGTAATGGCGCCATCGACCACGGAGCCATCAGCGGGCGAGATTAGCTTTACCGGACCTTGAGACGAGGCCTGATTCCAAGGGCTATAGGTTCCAGTTGCCCTGCTCTTAGCTCGCACGATAAAGAATTGCTGCGGAAGGTTGGATTGAATAGTAACCGGAGGTTGTTCGGCGGTCACTGAGAGTTGAAAGCCGAGCGGGACGGCATCATAGGTAGCCAGCGCGCTCCGTGAAGCGGCGTAAAGGTCGGCGGCAAACCACAGCTCAAACTGCACGGATGACAGCCGCTCCGGCGGATAGTTCCAAGCGAGAGTTATTTGTCTCACCGGCGCGACGGTCACAGTTGTAGCGATTATCAGGCTTACCGGCTGGCTCGCGGCGTCCTTGGGTGAACGCAGCACAGTAGATTGACGCGGCATGGGAGGAGTTAAAGCTATTGACGATAGGCACATGCACGCCAGGCACATCACTAAAATCTTCTTGGCCTTCTTCTCCAACGTGTAGATGCGTGCCGCCAGACAGGTCACGCAGTTGGCGAATAAATAAATTTCCTCCTCTGTGCGGCATTTGGTCCCAGCAAACCGCATCACCTCGCAGGCATATCGAAAAAGCTCTGTCGCGCTGGCGTATTGCATGTCCTCAGTGGGTTCAAATGGAGGCAGCATAAAGAAAATCCCCCGCCGTCATCGCGCAGGTCCGTTGGCTGAACCGCTAACTGACCATCGCTCGGGCGGGGAAATTAAGATTCGATTTGAGAGCATACCGACGAATACCAGCAGTCGTTGCACGGTGAGGTCAGTTTTGTCCGGGGTGATACATTTCGTCCGGGCTTACGATTACGGGGTGCTTTTCGTGAGTATCGACACCCGGCCACACACATCCAGTCAGCGCGAGACAGGCCAGAATCAAGGAAAGCCATTTCATTCTTTCTCATGGCGCTTTGTCATCCTTCCACTTTGGATCGAAGAATCGCTGGAAGCGTGGCGTCGGCGCGGCCCCGCCGTTACCTTCATAGCCCATGAGCACGTCTTCCTTGATCTGTGTATCGAACGGGTTCAAACTCTGCCCGAGCGAGAACGTGTCAGCGACGTTCGGGGAATAGACCTTGTTCGTCGAGACCGGAACCACCGTCCACGTAGAGCTTCCCCAACCAAGCTGAACGCCCACAACTTCCCCACTGCCAATCGGGATGGAGGCTTTGAGACCGAAGAACCGGACATGCGACGTGATGGATGAGGCCCAGGTCGGGGGCGCGTTGAACTTACCGATTTGGCATCCCGCACAGGCTAGGAGAAGTAGGGGCCAGACTCTCACTTCTTTCGCATGTGTGCCGGAAGTGGCTTGGTTCTCATCCCTGGCCCACCCGTGCCGATGGCCAGGCCGTCATTGACACCCGCGCAGATGGCTTGCAGATAGGTTTCGAGGGCCGGCGTGCTCGCGACCCAGTTGCTCCCGTAGCCCTGGAAGATTCCGTCATACAGCGAGATCACGCCGTTCATGATAATGACCGCTTCGGAGTTGGTGTTCACCCCGGCGGCTTCAAGTTGCAAAACTAGCGCAGCCGGATCGACGCTGGTAGTGGAAGCAGCAGCACAAACCACCGTCCCGGCAGCCTGAACGGCCGGGCGCGCCGAGGGTGACTGTTCGAGGCCGACGGCTACTCCAGTTGAAACCACTGTTCTAACCAGTGCCGGGGCGACCGGACTTGGGGTGGAACAGCCGGTGAATAAGACAGCGACAAAGGCTGCCGCGATTGTTGCTAATAGGATTGAGAACTTTGTGTATGTTTTCATGTTGATTTTAGTTGAAGCAATGAGGCTAGGGTGAGGTATCGTTCCGGCTTTCTCCATGTCCGTCTCTGTGGCTTTTTCATGGCCGCATACGTAGCTTCTGGAAGGTTGAAAAATGCTGCACGGTCGTTCTTCTTTCGATCTTTGATTTTCATATTGTTGACTTCAACCATTGTTCTCTCGGAATCATCCGCCTTGCCCGGCGTGAACCGTTCTTTGGGCGAGCGCGAAATTTTGCCCCTGGTGTTATAACCCTTGACCCATTGACCTGCGTCCAGCCACCAGCCTTAGCGTCCCAGACGCTCAAGTAACCCTCGGGGCGAATCGTTGGCATCCGGCCACTAAGCCAGTTTTTGAAATCAAACGGACCCAACCCGCTCATCTCGAAATACGATGGCAGCACAAAGTCAGAGACGAGGACATCCCCAATAAGGTAACCGTCCCCGTCGGCTTCAACGCAATCGGCGTTTTCAAACGCGACGAATTGTGTGGGGCTTACTTGCACCGCTAAATTTATCCAGGGGTCCCCCAGCATTTCCAGGAGTTCGTGGGAAAGTGTTACGGACACCGACGCGCTGTTTTCCAAGTCCGTCTTGGCGAACACGTAGCCGATGGGCAAACCGGCAGCGGTCAAATCGTGATAGCCCAGGGCACCGGCCTGGTCGGAGGTGTCGAGGATAATGACCTGCCAATGAGTCGGATCGGGGATGGTCGTGAACGTAATCCTGGCGTCGACCTTCCAGTGGGGCGCGAAGTCGCGCGTGACCTGGGTTTGAACTGCGACCACATACTTCGCGTATTCTGAATCTGACAAGACTGTGGATTTGTTCACCACGTCAATCTGTGGGTCGCCTGCGGAGAGCGCGCCAATGCCGGTCGAGACCTTGGTCAGGTCGTCCTCGACGTTCTTCAATCCTGAAAGAATGCTGTCAGCAATCGGGCTCATACAAAAAAGCCAGTGCCGCCGTTCCTCCGAAAAGCGACACTGGCGCGAGGTGCATTACTTGCGGGCGCCTGGGGCGGCTGGCGTATTGGCAGCAACCGAAGCGGCCAAGTCTGTTGCGGCTGCGCTAAGGGCATCCACTTCAGCTTGGACAGGGGCGAGTTCTTCGGCGGTAGCGCCACCGGCAACCGCGGCATCAACCGCAGCTTGCAGACGAGCTCCAAAGCCGTCGATGAGTGCTTTGGCGGAACCGGCAACGGTCGTGATATTCGTGACCTGAGCAGCCAGTCCATCAAGGATTGTATTTGGCATCTATTTTACCTTTCGTGTTTTTGTTTTTGTCTTTTGCTACTGGCCGGGAGGTTTAGCCGCGTCGATGCTTTTCTGTAACTCATCGGCGTGAGCTTTTAACTCCGCGGTCAATTCTAAAATCTTGGTGGTATTTCCAATGGAACCTGCCAGGCCATTGATGGCGCTTATGATGCGGGCCTCACTTTGAATGATGTCCCGCAGCGTGGCTGGATAGTCCAGCGGAGAGCAAGGCTTATGTTCGGGCGGATCGTGGGGAGAGAAAAGTTTCATGGTTTTTTCCAGGGAGCTGTGCCGATGATAAGAGCCAGGGCGGTAGCCAGCGCCAGCGCCCCAAGCGCCCAGTGCGGGATGCTTGTGGACACGAGGTCCATGATTCCGAACAGAATAAAGAAGGCGATGAGGAAGTATGTGCTCATGGTTTGATGTCTGTCTTTCTTAACATGCTTGTGTCACCTGTAACGACGGCGTTCTTAATAGCGTCAGTCTCAACCTTAGTGGCGCTGGATCCGGCGTCACCAGCCAGGATAAGGCCGACTCCTCCCACGGTGGTGATTAAGACCGAGGTCCACTCGTTCTCGGTTGCGGTGTGCGCCTTGAGCGCGAAGGCGAATCGCACCCATCCGGTGATGAGCATGACCAAGCCAGCCGAGGTTGTTCTCCAATTTGCAAATAGATTTTTTATCATTTGTTATTTCCTCATGCTGCATTGTTTAACCGAGTCAGACACATTGTGAATAGCCTCGACTGTCTCGCCCATCACCTCCACACAGCGGCTGATAACCATGCGCGATTCTGTTCGAGAGGCCACATGTTCCTCGTGAAGTTCTTTTAAGAGCATGTCACGATCTTTCATGGCTCCGAGGAACATTTTAACAATGAGAAACAGGACGATGAGGTCCGGTATTTGTAACGCCAGTTTGAGGAGTTTCGATTCCATGAATTCCATATTTGAGTTTCATGCCAAAGCGCGCGGGTAAAATTTATGAATGTTCGAGTGCATCGTGCAGCGGATGGAGCCAACTCTCCAGGCCGAGTCGGATAAAGGAACGCCACAGTCTACGCACCAGCGATGGCGCTTCAATTTCTCCCGTTCCTGGCTCAATCGTTTGGCGGCCTCATCATCCTTGCGGCGCCGGGCCGCTATGAGTGCGGCCTTGGTCAACTGCCAAAGAATATCGTGCTCGATTGCGGTCACGGCTTGTCTCCCCAGAACGCCCGGTAGAAACAGGCGACGGCCGGCTGGTTGGTTAGCACGGTGTCAATGTGGGTCGAGGTCGGGTAGGGCGCAGTCCAGATGACTGTCCAGGTTTTGAGGTCGATGCTCGAGCTGATGCCGACCTGGTGCATTACCTGCCAAAGTCCATCCATCGGTTTCACGTCGAATACGATTTCCGCCCGCCTCAGAGGCAACTGAACCACCGTGAGACGCTGCGGAGTGACCGGGCTCACTGGCTGGCTCGCGGCGTCCTTGGGTGAACGCAGCACAGTAGATTGACGCGGCATAGGGGGAAGGGATGCGGCCAGACCTATCGCCGCTCCCGCCAACAAGATGCCAAGCTTTAACTTCGTAAGTTTCACAGGGATCCTCCGTAAAGGTTGGTCCGGTAGGCAGAAAGAGAGCTTGTCGGCGAGGCTCCGTCCAGCGCGGTCTGAATGGAGACAGAGTTTGTTGCACTCGCCGACAAAAGTGAATGGGAGGATTCGCGCATGAGTATTTAAGGTAGGGGATAAGTAACGCCGGCCCCACTGTTCCAGTCGGCAGTCGCCTCGCCATCAGTTAGGACGTGGTCTTTCCAGATCCCAATTTCGTCCGCGTTGAAATCATTGAAGGCGCGATTAAGAACTAGCCGATCGATGTTGTTGGTGATCGCACTGGACTGTGCTGCTGTGACGTTGGTTCCATCATCAACTCGAAGCCCGATCCCGACGCCCTGCTGACTCCAGGCAATAACTCGGTGCCATACATTGGTCGTCAGCGGTATAGAGTTGGTCACGCGCACATCACCAATGCCGCTGCCGTTTGGTGAGATGAACGTGACCGTCCGGGCTGAATTATATTTAAGCGTCCATTCACGAAATAAAAAATTGTGATCAAAGGTTGCTGGTCCAGGTCGAATCCATGCCCGGATTGTGAAATCGTGCCCAGCAAAATCATAAGCGGCATCCAGGCCGGACTGCTGCCACTTAAACGAGTTCATATTCCATCCGTTGCTCACAATGCCCACCGCCGGCGCTGGCATTCCGCTAATGGCAAGGTTGTTTGTGTAAACCGAATCGACCGCGACGGTTTGCGAAGCGCCTTCCTCGCATTTGAAATAAGCGTATAGGTTAGTCTCATACGCCGTCCCGTTGGTCAGCGGTCCGCTCGCCGGTGGATTAGTTGAAGCCGTTGTGATCTGCAGCCAAAAGCCGTTACTAACAGCACCGGAATCACCTCCGGCATTATCCAGGGCGTAGAGACTCCATGTGCCGTTAGGAGTGCTGCCGGTAAGAGAATCTAAAGAAAGTCCATATGGACCTGCTGGTGCGGGACCTGTCATGCCGGTCCCATCGTCACCTTCAGGACGGTAGCGTGCGCTAAGCAGGGGGATGCTTGGAAAAGTCGCACCGAAGTCGTCAAAAATAAGGCTTAAGTTCGTGATGGATGTGGAGCCGCCGTTTGCATCCAGCAGCTTCACCGTTTGACCACCGGGGGAGATCAGGAGCAACTGCACATCGGACGGGGAAGTGTGGGTGAATCCAATTACGCCGCAAATCGTCCTGATTACCTGCTGGTCATCACCATAACCGCTTATAACCAGATTCGCCGGGTATGGCGTCGCGGTGGTGTTGTCGTTTATCAAAATCAACGAACTATTGGTCCATCCCGGTGGAGCGACGGGCGGTGACCACGACCGCGCTTGGCCGGCGGCCATGCTTAAGAATTCAGGATCACGAAGCCCTTGCGCGTTCGAGCTAAAGGTTAAGCATGAAAGCAGCATTGCCAGTAGCGCCCTCATTGCTGAACGGACCATCCCCAAACGACGTTTGTTTCGCCTCGACCATCGACGCGGAACGCGGCGCGGGCCACCTTATTACTCGGGATGGTTAGGGAGCTATTGGTGAGCCCCAGCAAAACCCAATTCGTATTCCAGGTAAGCCCGTGGTCTGCCGCGCCACCCTTGAACAGAACGGCTGAAACGCGCGACGCTGTGTTAGTGGATGGCCAATTTGTAGATACCGTCAGGTGAACGTCATTCGTTGCGCTCAAGCGGTATTCCGGTGAATTGAAGTCGAGCCAGAAATTAGTGCCGTTGTCGTGCGGATAAAAATCCGTGACGGTCAATTCGCCGATAGCTACCTGGATGGCTGAGACCGCGGTTGGGGTGAAAGGCATGGTGACCACTACCGCGCTTCCAATCGCGTTGGTCGTGTAAGTTACCGAGCCCCAGCCAGCGCTGAGCGTGACAGTATTTGTCTGGCCAGCAAGGGTGATGTTGGTGGTGGCTGTCTGGCCGAGCTGCAGCCCGGTGAATGGATAAGTGGCGAACTGATTCAGCATCGCACTGGCTGTCAGGACTTGGTTTGTCCCGAGTAGGATTTGCGTGGATGCCCCCTGGACTGAATTGGTCCAGGTCCGCGTGCTGCCATTTACAGTGATGGTCTGACCGTTGGTGGTCCCCTCAGCGTTGGTGACGGCCACCGTCGCCGTAATCAACGTCGAGGCTTCGACCTCAATGCAGGCCAGCGCCAGAAATAAAAAGCTCGCCAGAATATTCATGTAATCGGATCTGTGTGGAAGGCTCCATCTGCATCCACGTAGATGGATATCGCCTTGCCGTTGGCGTTTTGTAGCGTGAAGGCTCCGATGATGGTTCGGCCCAAGTAAAGCGCGGCGGCGGCCTCAGCGCTGAGCGGAGTCAGGCCGGCCGGAACGGTCAGCGTATCATTCTTGATGACACTCGCCTCAATGGTGACCTGCTTGCTAAGGATGGTCCGGGGAGTTCCTTCCACCAGGTTAATTTCAAGCCACGCCGACGCTGACGAGCCAGAGCCGAGCAAAGTGCTAATCCCAGCCGTGTTCATCGCCACATCGGCGTAGAAGTAGGGGTCGGCTAAGTCCGCGACGCTGGCCGCCCAGGTGAATTGCTCGACGTAATGCGTCGAGGTGTTGCCCTGCTTTGTGCCAAAAGCGAGCTGCAGAGAGCGTCCTGCTGTCGAAAGAACGGAGTAAGGCGGATTTCCGTTTGGGAAATTTGCCGTCGGGTTCAGGCACCGAATGCGCATGTTTATCGTGTTGCCTTGGTTGAAACTGGGAACCTGGACGATAGAGGAGCAAAGCGGGCCTGAAACGAGTTCTTTCCGTGCGGTGTCGATGTAGAGGTCCAGGTTCATCTAAGCATTAATGCGCTGCGGTCAACTGATGACGAGGCTGGAGTCTGGGCCCGTATTCACGATCATGACGCCCGGTGCGGCAAGGGAATGAAGTGCCTGCCCAAACTTCCCGGTGTCAAAATCGTAATTGGTAAACCCCGGTGGGCTGGCCATAGAAATCCCGAGCACGGAATCGGTTAGTGAATTGTCGAACTTCCAGCAAACGCTCGGGTTTGGTGGAGGCTCGGTGAAAGGATATTCAATGCCTGTACCGCCATTATAAAGACCGGCGCGTAGGTTGGGATCAAAGATAATCCCCAGCCATACGGAGAGTTCGTCCAGCGACGCGGAAGCGAAAGGTCCGACTGGCCCATTTCCGCCGTCAATCATCATGGATGCACTGACAGCTCCGGTGTGATAATCGACCGGGAAAAGTTTGGTTGATGAGAGTACCAAGTCACCATCCATATAGCATCTCACCTTCAGGTCGTTCTTTGACCAGGTGACGACTAACAGGTGCCACTGAGTTTCATCAAATCCCGCCATGGTTACCCCGTATCCCATACTTCCACCTCCGGGTCCTCCCCCTATGGTCAGCGCCAGGACATTGGTGCCCTCCAGGTTCACGTAGAGGTAAGTCGCATTGCTGCTGATGTCGAAAGCCCTATACCTAAATAAATTATTAGAATCACCCGGGCTGTTTATCTTGAACCAAACAGACCAGGTAGCGCCGAAGGGATGCATCTTAAGCACATGGCTTGGGCTCTCCTGGCAGGAATGCTTTTGGCTTTCTAATGGCGCGCTCACATTTTACACCGGCTCTTTTGGTCCAGCCCAGAGGCGAGGCGTCAATTCAAGGAACTTCACCGCTACTGGACCTTCTCCCTCGGTGACAATTCCAGTGTCGGCCCGGATCGCGAATATCATCTCTCCGTCCACATAAGGACGAATGACGCGCTGGTCTTCGGTGTCGGTGCCGTCATCGTCCGTCCGCGTCTTGTTGAACCGGGTGTCGGTTGCAACGGCCCATGTCTCACTTGGTCCGTCCCCATAGGTGTAGGTGTGATTCACGCCAAGTATTTTCTCGCCGAGCAAGCTGGTGCGCAGGGCTGGCTGTTTGGCGACGTTTACGATGGCCCCGACCGTCATCTCGCTCCATGCGGCGCTGAAAAAAATTCGGAAAGTGTTAGAGCTGGTGTTGTAATAGGCGTCATTTTCTGATGGCGAACCGAGGTCGGCTGCCAGCGCCCCTTTCCAGTTGGGCGAGCTGCCATCCGGTCCAGTCGGCATTTTTGCGCATATGAGATATTCAGTGAGCACATCCCGCAGGACCAGGCGGGATACGATAGTTCCTGCCACCGGCACTTTATCGGTTACATCGGAAATCACCGCCGTCCCTCGCGTCGTGCGCATCACGCGCGCGCCGGACACCTGTTGTATTTTCGCGAGCGACTCTATCGCGTCACGCACCCAGCGGTCGAATACCTGCTGCGGGTTCGGACCTTCCGGTATGAGTGGGGATGGGGCGACAATCATTGCTTAACGCAGTGCGTAGATCCGGGTATCGTAAGCCGCCAGCCACCACTCAGTTGAAACGTCAATGCGGTTTTGCGCACCTGTGACTTCAGTGCTGGGTAACTGCCGCCAACCCCAGACGTAGGGAGCCGGGAAGGATGGAATTGGAATGGAATTGATTTTCACCGCCATGCGCGGCGGCATGGGGAGAGTTAAAATCTCTCCCGTGCTCCAGATGCTTTCCACGCTGCCATCCACGTCGAGTGGACCCGTGTAAAAGTTACTGATGGACATCGTGCGCTTGAGGACGTATTGGCCAACGGGGATATGGGTCTCGCCGCGGGAGAGTTTGTCCACCAGGAAATCGAACGTGGTGACGGCCGCCGGGTCCTGACCGTCTTGAATTTCAGTCATTGTCGCAGCGTCGCCACTGCGCCGGGCATCCACGAAGCGTTGAGCATCATCGTAAGTCCCCGGGAAGGCGACTTCGGTTTGCGATACGAAGGCCAGGTCAGTCAGCCCGACCTGATTCTCGTTGCCCAGGAGTTGCCAGTTGGGTTGAGCGAGGTCAGCCAGCCCCCCCTGCCCGCCTGAGACTGTGACGGTGATGGTGGACATGACTGGGCTGCGCTTGAGCTTGAAGGCGATCCGGTTGTTGATGTAGTAGAGCGCCAAGCCGCCCAGGTTGTCGCCGGCGCTGTGGAACTGCTGTGTAAGAATCATCCCGCGCACCGGGTCGAAGTCGATTTCCAGCGGCTGCTGAATCGGGGCCAAGGTTCCATTGATAATGACGCGTCCAGGCATAAATCAGTATTTTGCGCGGCTGACATTGCGGTCCATGTGGGCCAGGTGCTTCTCGATTTTCTCCAGGTGCTTCTCGCTTTTGCTCTGGCTGACCTGGACGGCGAGCTCGCCGGGGGAGAGGTAGCCGCCGATGCGCTGGAGTGGGCTGACCTCCATGGGCCGGCCTCGGTCGTGCATCATCTTTTTTTCTTCACGCTCGCGCTCCTTATCGGCGCCCTCTTTGGCGCGGGCCAATTCCTCGCCTAGCTTGGCCTCCTCGAGTTCGCGTTGGAGCGGATGTTCGTTGGGCTTGGATTTTAGGTCGGCGATGCGCCTCTCGATTTCCTCGACCTTCTGCGCGGCACTCATGCCGATTAAAGCGGTGCGCTCCTCGATGCCCTGAATCTGTTCTTTGATGCGAGCCAGCTTTTCCGCTTCGTGCTGCGCTTCCTTGGCTTGCTTGTTTGTCTCCGCAACCGATTCATCCGCGCCACCGGTCAGGTCTCCGGCGCCCATGCGTCTTTGGCGCGCGTTCTTTTTTAAGTCCTCCTCGGTGAGCAGGCCTTCCAGCATCTCTTTATTTTGGGAGAACTCTTCAGCGCCAGCCTTGAACGGTGAGAACACGTCAGCCAAAGCCTCCTTCCAAGTGCGCTTTTTACCGGACACGGCATCGCCTATCTGCCGTCCAACGTCCTGCGCGAAGCCTTCAATGAAGCCACCGATGCCGGCCCCGGTCGTCTTCAACTCGCGGAATATTTCACCGCCCGCTGTGAACACGACATTGACCGTGATGGCCCCAATGGCCTTCAAGTTATCCGCCATCGTTCGCAGATGGTCGGCGGCTTCCTTGAGGTTCGCGATGGCTTCTGGTGAGACTAAAATGATTTCGTGGTCCGGCCCAACCATGTCGGCCAATCCGTTCCGGAACGCAGCAACCATCTCTCTCGCGCCGCGGCCGCCCACCGCCCGAAGGTCGCCAAAGAACTTTTGCGGGTCCCCAGCTTCAAAGACTCTTGCAATCTGCGCTGCCAGGTCTTCAAGGCGCTTGCTCTTCAAATCATCCAGCGTGACGCCAAGGTGTTTGAAGGCATCCACTTGGGCCTCGCTGCCCTTCATCGCCTTATCGCGGTTGGCGCCCAAGAGAGCGAAGAAAGATGCGGCGCTCTCCATGGACGATCCATTCTGCCGCAGCGCATGGTCCCAGAGCTGAACCGCGTCGGTGGACATGCCGAGCCGGTTGGCCAGGTTCTGAATCCTTTCCCCCCACTCAATCGAACGCCGGGTAACCTCTTCGACGGCTGTTAAAGCGCCGACCGCCGAAGCGAACGGAAGCTTTTCGGAAACGAACTCGCCGAACCCGTGGGCGATTTCCTTACCCGCCGCGCGGGCGTCAGCTTGGCTCTGGAGCAACCCGCGCTTGAATGGCGAGGCGTCCAAGCCCAGGACAGCCATGAGGGATGACATCATAGGCCACCACCGAGAGCGGTCCGAAGTTCCATTGCTGCATCAGCCTCAATTTTAGCCTCTGAGGAATTGAAGCCATCGTGCACGGACATGTAGGATAGCCTCTGCTGGGATACCGTATAGGTTTTATCCAGGTTTTGTCCCCCAACAGCCACAGGAGTTGTCGGTGGAAGTTGAACAGCGGTAACCGTCGATGACGCCAGAGTCTCGAACGCGGTGTTTGGACTTGCGTAATACAGGGCATTGTAATCCGATGAGGTCCGGTTACCGCTAAAAAATCCTCCACACCCATTTGTAGCCGAACCGGGGTTCAATGCTCTTGCTTGGCTTGCTAAATCGAAACCACGAAAACTGCTGTTTCCGGTTTTGTCCAGGATGGTCAGTGTGAAGCGTTTAACCGAACCAGTATCTAGGGCTCCAACCAGTGCACCTGCTTCGTCCAGGCCTAAAAGGTTCGCGTGAGATTCATATAAACTCAAACCTCCATTTCCAATACCAAATGATGGAATGAGTGAGCATTTGATCCCGGTATCGTACACCGTCCCATTTAAACTGCTGGCGTATCCAGTGAATCCATTTACGTCCAAGTGATTCCCTCCACCACTTCCCACCGTGACCGGAAGCCACAGGCTATTCCCATAAGTACGAATCAGCGGCACACGAAACGCGATGATGCTGTCAGGTGCGATGATGTTGCAGTGGTAAATTTTGGGTTTGATTTTTGCGATGCGAAGTTCAAAGACATTGGCAGCGTTCACGGTTTGGACCGACGGCAGTACTCCTCCGTTGCTGGCAATCCGTGTAAGCCAACTCGTGACATTCAGCCCGGTCGGAACTGTCCATGCCGACTGAGTCAGGCCGCTCGGAACGGCCGGGAAGGAATATTCCCCGCCAGTGTTCGTGGCGGTCCAGTAATTATTCATCGTGTAGGTGTTGGTCGTATCCATAAGTCCATCAATGATCGTGGCGGTCCCGACAGTCGTTGGATTGCTATCATAGCAAATATCCACGGTGTCACCCGGGCACCAGCCCAGAGTGGAATCTGTCACTGTGTGGTTTAATCCCAGGCGGCAGTTCACGAAGACCTTCATGCCGTTGTTGGTATTCAGGTCTGAGCAGAAAGTTATGTAGCGATACGGACTTGCTCCGGTGCAGGTCCAGGTTTTGTTCGTGTGATTGTTCAGGAACCAAAAGGATTGACCCCGAGAAAAAGTCGGCACGCTCGGAACCCAACTGGAGCCGGCGTAGGTATAGACCGTGAAAGTTTTCCCATCGCTGTTGAGCTTGTGAAGTTCGTCTCCGGCCTGCATCGGGAATCCTGCCGTAGCAAGATTCACCGTCGCATCAGGGAAAGGCCAGGAAAGCATCTGCCATGAATTTGAAGCAATCCCCACCGAGTAGATACCGGACGGCACGAAGCCCGCAGTTATCACTTGGACATTGGTCGTCCATGGATTCGATAGCTGCACCCCGGTTCCAGAAACCACCCGAGCGCCACCCATGTCCCCCGTGAACTTCTGCCGCAATCCCATCGGACGGCTATACCAAGCTCCACCATTCTGGTTTGTGGCGTAGAATGCATTTCCATCCGCATCAAATCCATTGGCGGCTACGCCATCGACGGTGGCGATCGAGTTGCTTAAAAACTCCCGGCCATCCAGTCGCGAGAATTGATTGGCCAGCATAATTGAAGCTCCCGGTGGAATGGTTTGCACCTGTCGTCCACTTACCGGCCATGCTAGTTGATTGCTCCAAGTGATGGTGTAAAATGCCACCGAAGCGTTCTCAATCAGAGGCAGGCTTACGCAGACCGAATCCCCATTACCCGAGGGTGTTGAATTTGTGCTGTCCAGAAAAAATCCTAAAACCGTATTCCATGGCGCGGTGGAACCTCCGACCGCAGATGAATAGGATACATTTCTATTCACCTCGTAATAGTCACCATACGGACCTTGTAGGTTCACGCTTCCCTGTATGATATTCGCCTTGTTTGTAGGAAACTCAATCGGAGGGAAAAGCCCGATTGGAGGATTCTTCCATGGGGGCCACGGCTGCGGCGGCAGCGGAGGTCCATCAAAAATAATGGTCATAGGCCAGCCCGGAGGATTCGGAGCAGGCCACCCTGGAGGCATCGGAAAGGGCGGATCTAGAGGTGGATCGGGGTAGGTCGGATGACAAAACATCCAGGCCCGCAGATAAGGCCAGATGCACAGAAACATCTTATCAAAAAATGTAGTCCGCGTAAAAACTGTGTCCCCGAAAATGGGCGTCATTATCGAAGGATTCCCATCCTTCGCGGCATTGGGGTTTTCCCTTACCGCGTAATACGACGGGACCAGTCTTTGGCCAACCCAAACGAAATGAGCCCAAATTTGCGGATTCAAGACCTGAAAGGTCAGATTGGAGCTATAATAAAAATTCTTCGTGTAAAGACCGATCTGCTCAATCGTCAGCCATGCAGTTTTGACCTGGCCGAACATGGCGGTAAACTGGGAATCAAAGCTTGGGTTTATGTCTGTAAAACCCAACGCCCAGGACTCCACATTTCCCGCACTCCCAAACACCCCGCTTAAATCCCCGCTATCCCACGGTGAGGTTTCCGACTGATTCTGGTGGTCGGTGTTGTAAATGTAAATTCCATGCGTGTAGTTCACTGGGTCCTGACAGATTATTTTCCCATAGGGATTGATCCCGTTACCTCCAAGACCGCCACCGCCATCCCCTCCGAATTGGAATTTTACAATCGTATTGCTCTGCGCCCACCGATTCGGATAATCGGTTTTGAATGGAGGCGGGTTGCTGATGGTTTGCCCGAGTGCGCCGGTGGCAGCGAGAAGGATTAAAGCAATTAGAGGTTTCATTTCTTTCAATTCGTGTTCACCGTCACTCCGCGTTCAGATAAAGCCGCTGCGTCAATAATCCCCTGGCCAGTCGGAGCTGCGTTGGTTCCACCACCCAGGTTCACAGTTCCGCTCGCGTAGGCCGCGTTAGCCACGCAGCGAGCCAGGACCAGGTTCACACCCGCAGCGTCCAGGGCGTTGCCGTCCAGGTTTAGGAATTGTCCATCCGCCGGCACGAAGGCCGACAGGTCCAGCGAGGCCAGTGCGGCGTTGCCCGAAATCTGCAAAGCGCCACTCACGCTCGCCATCAGGGGCGCGCTCAACGAGGTCAACCCGGAGTTGTTCGACACCACGAACTGTCCGGAGCTGGTAAGTTGCGTGAAGGCCGCGGTGAGAAGTTCGGAGGTGTTTTCGATGTCGTAGCCCAAGGCTGAGGTCTCGGTGACGATGGTCAGCGCAGTGAGGCCCGCGATGTTGCCCATGATGGTCAGCCCGAAGTCATCCTCGCTCGCCGGAGGCGTGACAGCCGCCGGACCCACGCGCGCCCAGGTGCTGTCGGTGGGTCGGACGTTGTCAGCATCCCGCGATGCGTTCATGTAAACCGCCCCGGTGTTGAGGTCGGAATAAAAGAGGCAGCTATTGGGAGCCGAG